TATACTTGACTGCCTCATCCTCTTCGGTAAAATACCGAACAATGGTCTGTCCGGTATATAATGAGGTGAACAACAATAGTATATTACAATCTCTGTACACCGAAAACTTAATAGCCCACCCGTTGCGAGTTACAGGGCTAAAACTTTTAGATTTAGCCTTGATTTCCAACATAAGCGAATGACTTGAGTTTTCCGGTTTTGACGATTTCTTTTGCATTTTCATTTACTTCTTTAACAGTATCTATTACCTTACTGGTATATGTAGTAAATGTAGAATTTGTAAGTTGGTCAAATGAACGAACATTAGACACCTGAAATGCCTCAATAGTATCCAATACCGACTCAGCATATGCCTTGGTCTTGCTGTCAAATTGGTTGACCATTGATTGTGGGTTGAACATATTAAACATGGTATTTTCCTGATTTGGTGTAGTATTCGACCTGTTTCATTCTTGCTTCAATGATTGCGCCGAATAGAATTTTAAAAAAGTTTGCTGTTGCTCGCATGGTTATTCCTAGTTAAATTTAGATTGAGTGTAGATTCTCATTAGGTTTTCGACCTCTGAGATAGTCTGAGGCTTATTCTTTAGAATAAAGGCCTCAAACTGACAACGTGGTTTTAAATAGGTTAAAAGTTTCTTAATCATCATTGCCTCTCTAAGTGTTTACGTTATTAGTGTTTACACTAGTATTTATAAGCAATGATGCGATGCAACACAAATTATTTATAACTTTTTTTATATTATTTCCTATCTTCAGCATCTTCAAACTTCATCTTCGCCAGAATATAATCCTTAACCAATGATGACCTCACGATATCATCGGCGGTAAATTCAATACGAGTAAAGGCTGACATATGCATGGCAATATCAAAGAATTTTAGAATGCCTGACATATCATTCTTTTTCTTATTCAGGTCAGTTTGCCTATAATCACCACACCATATAATCTTGGACATATGACCAACTCGTGTCATTACGGTATCAATCTCTTCATAGGTAAGGTTCTGCATTTCATCCACAATAATAATAGCGTTATCAAACGACATACCACGAATGAATGATGTAGATATAAACTGAATGTACCCTTGTTCCTCAAGACGATCCCATGCGTCCTTGCGACCAAATAGAGTCTCGCATATCTGTCTATATGGTTGCTGATATATTTCCATCTTTTCATTCACATCACCGGGTAAATATCCCATATCTCTTGATTGTACAGCAGAGCGAACAACGATAATTTTATTAAATGGGTTAGATTTGTCCATTACTTCTTCAATGGCTTTATATAATGCACAAAAGGTTTTACCAGTACCAGCCACACCATGTAACGCTACAAAGTAATCACCTCTTTTGTAGGCGTCAAAGAATAATTTTTGGTTTTGTGTGAGAGGGTCAAATGTTTTAAGGTCATCTATTCTTAACCTTAAATGGTTGGATGGTTTTGGTGATGATGTTTTAAGTTCTACAACATTTTCATGTGCTAAGTTGTTTGCTTGTTTTCTAGCCATTTTATTTTTCCTAATACATGGGTTTTATGGATCTTACAGGTTACCCAAGAATTGTAATACTGCTCACTTAATAGGGCGTGCCTGTTAAAAATCTCATAGGTTTCTAAGTAATTACATTCGGATCTAGTTTTACAAAGGTGTAGTATCTCTCTAGTAAATTTGTCCTCCCCGTTCAGTTTAACTTCTGCTTGCAATTCTGTATTACTACCCCAATACTCCAACCAATCACTGGCCTTTCGTACCTTTTTCTTTTTGCCTTTGATTTGACGATAACCAGCCTTAGTGAACAACTTCTTGCCCACATACCGTTTACCTGTTTGATTGTGTGTGATAAGATACACATATCCGATATTGTCGGCTATGTGTTCTTCTTTGAATTCTTCTGCTGTGTTATGATAAAACCAAGTCAATCAATAATCCTCATCTTGTTCCAACTCATCCTCTAGTATATATTCGGAACAGAAGGGACAAAACTTTGGATCATCTTCACATTGTAATTCATCATAACTGATTGTGAATTTAGAATCACAATTAGAACAATGGTGCTTAATAACTTTCATTAATTACACCATGATTGCTTAGCTTCACCATAGTATTCACGGGCATAACCATTTTGAATTAATAATGCTCTAAGTGATTGGCCATCTAAAATAACATCACCTAAAACACGACCACCATACTTGTCCCATGATATAATGGTAACCAACCTTTGTTTACTTGCATTGATTACTTTCTTGGTGAATTCTGTTGCAGCTGCACCACGCTCTGCTTCAGAAGGACATTGAGCTCTAAATCCTTTCTCTGGTGTATCAACACCATATACACGGATTGATAATACTGGTTTAAGTGGTGCAGGTAAAAAAGTGGCCTGAAATTCTACTGTATCACCATCAACCACACGAGTCAATGGAAATTCATAGGTTACTGATGTTGGTTGTTTTTGTGCCAATGCCAATACAGGCATCAACAACAAAATTGCTAATAATTGTTTCATTTTAATCCTTGTGAGCACTACCCCATACATCGTCCCATGTACCACTCAATGCACCCTTCGCATAGTCGGTAGCACGGTTCTCAAAGAAATTGGTATGAGTCGGTGCGTTAATCATTTCTTCAACCCACGGTAGAGGGTTGCGTTTGACTTTGAATATGCCTTTCATGCCTAGGCCAATCAATCGTCTATCTGCTATATATCTGATGTATTTCTTAAGCTCATCAGCGGTCAGACCTTGCATCTCATTGACACCAAATGCTAGGTCAATGAACCTATCTTCAAGTTCAACCATTTTCTCTGCAATGGTGTAGATACTTGATTTGAGTTCATCATTCCAAATCTCGGTGTTTTCATTAATATAGGTCTTAAACAACTTCATCATGTTATCAGCGTGCATGGTTTCATCAACAATAGACCATGTAACAATCTGACCCATGCCTTTCATTTTACCATGTCGTGGGAAATTGAGCAACATAACAAAGGAACTAAACAACTGCATACCCTCTGTAAAGGCTGAGAACACCGCAATATGTCGAGCTGTATTCTCTTTTGTACCATTCTTATCTGAAATATCCATCACATAATCATGCTTGTCCCTCATCTCCTGATATTCCATAAAATCATTATAAGTTGTATCAGGCAGGCCTAATGTTTCAATTAGGTGTGAGTATGCAGCAATATGTAATGCCTCACGAGCAGCAAAGCCCAAGAGCATCATACGAACCTCTGGCTGTGGGAAATATGGTAGATAGTTCTTTACATAACCACCTGCCACATCAATATCACCTTGAGTAAAGAAACGGAAGATATGGGTTAGGAATTGTTTCTCACCAACAGTTAATTTTTTCTTCCAATCTTTAACATCTTCAAGCATTGGCACTTCAGTATGCAACCAATGTGATTGCTCATGCTTTAACCATGCATCATAGGCCCATGGATAATTAAATGGTTTAAAACTATCTCTTGTGTCTGTTAATTTGTAATCTGTTTTCTTAATCATTTCTGTTCTCATACATTACGGTGTTTGTATCTCCTAATGCCCATTTAGCCTCAGTCTCTACAGACCATCGTTTAGTTGATACAAGGAAATCAGGATTCTTTAATTGTTTAGGGTTACTACTTGGTTCCAAAACTATCATTCTATTGTTTGGTTGTGCTGCGTACTGACCATTATCCAGTTTAAGGAAATTATATGACTTGTGATCCTCAACATCTTCACTAAAACCAGTATCAATTATATTGAAATCAGGGTGAGCTGAATCAACGGTAAACATATACTCACCGTACCTCCAATCACCGGCTTTTGTTTTAAACTTACACTTCATTGATTGTAATTGTGCTTTTTTAATTACCGTAATGTCATATGACAAACAGTCCCACAATTGTAAATAGTCTAAAGGCATCTCATCTTCAATTTCTTTCCAACAAAATGCATGGAGTGGTAACTTATCATACAATGCACCATATTCATTAAGATAAGCTTCAATTCTAAATGCTTGGCCTCTTAACGATTTGATTGACACCCACCAACAAGGAACTAATTCACCAAAACCATCTTTGAAATCATATAGAAACTCTTTGCGAACAAAGCATTTTACTGGTGGTAGATTTGCGATAATATGTGCCATTATCCCTCACACGCCAAACATTCATCACCACCAACAATGGCACTCATATCTAATTCTTTAATTACTTCTCTTTCAATACGCTTTGATACCTTATCAGCTTTTGCTAGTTTCTCACTACGAGCATAGTACAAGGTCTTGAGACCTTTCTTCCATGCCAAGTAATGGCAGGCGTGTAGGTACTTCACATTAACATCAGGTCTAAAGAATAGGTTCAATGATTGTGCTTGGTCAATATGTTGTTGACGGTCAGCAGCGTGTTCAACAACCCATCGTTGGTCAATTTCCATTGCTGTTTTGAATACAAACTTTTCATTCTCATCAAGCATGGTTAGGTGTTGTGCTGAACCATCGTTAGCAATGATACTAGACCATGTATCGGCCATTTGGTCATCGGTTAAGTTTTTACTGCGAAGTAATGCATCAAGGAATTTATTCTTGTTTAAGTGAGAACCTGACAAAGTATCCTGACGGTAAGCATTAGCCCGATAAGGTTCAATACTAGGGCTAGTATTACCCATGATAATGGAAGAACTAGCATTAGGAGCAATGGCCATGACATGACTAAAACGAAAACCAGTGCCCACAGCGTCAGGAGCTTCACCCCGTTCTTGGCCAAGTTGAATATTAGCATCATTTAATCCTTTTCTAATATGACTAAACATTTGATTGTTTGCGATTTTAGCCATCACACCTTCAAATGCCAAGTTTTTCTTCTGTAGATAGGCATGGAAACCTAATGCACCAACACCAATTGACCTCTCTCGCATTGCAGAGAATTTAGCACGAGCAATACCTTCATGTGCATTGTCAATGAAGTATTGTAATACATTATCTAACATCTCCGCTACATCTTTTAAGAATAATGGATTATCTTTCCATTCATCATAGTATTCTAGGTTGACCGATGACAGGCAACATACAGCTGTACGGTCTTTGTCAGTAGGTAGAATAATCTCTGAACATAGGTTTGATTGTTTAATTGATAGGCCAAGTTTCTTTTGAAACTCAGGCATGGCACGGTTGCTTGTATCAATATAATGGATGTATGGTTCACCTGTCAACATACGGGTTTCAAGTATGCGTTGCCATAATTCACGAGCAGGGATAGTATCACGAACCTCACCTGATGCCGGGTCTTTCAGTTCCCATGTATCGTCCACATTGGCATCCAACATAGAGGCCTCAACCAACTGCATGAAGTCATCGGTGATATTAACACCGTGATGCAGGTTGAGTGTACGCATATTTTGGTCACCAGTTGGTTTACGCATCTCTAAGAACATTAGAATATCTGGATGATTGATATCAAGGTATGCGGCATAACTACCACGGCGTGTGCGGCCTTGGCGATATGCTAATGATGATGCATCATAGGTTCTCAGGTGAGGCATAACACCGGTTGATTTGTCACCTGCACTACGAATGCCTACACCAATACCGATACCACCACCTAACATTGATAACCAGTTTACTTCCGAGAGACAATCGACCAAACCTTCTGCGCTATCGTGTAGATAAGGTAAGAAGCATGAAATAGGAAGGCCACGAGCACTACGCCCAAAAGAAAGAATGGGAGTAGAATAACTGAGCCAATGGTTACTACTGTAGTCATATAATCTCTGCGAATGTTCCAAGTTTGACCCGAACGCTTTCGATACATATGCAAACCTCTCCTGTGGTGATTTTTCTTCATCTTTCATATACGATTCTCGCAACCGTAAAACGCCTAATTCATCAAACAAACCATCACGAGAATAGTCTACCCTAATATCATGTACGATATCTTGCATTAAAAACTCCGTTATTATTATTCTGTTATAAAATCTGATGCCATCGGAAATACTTTGGCAATTACTTCAGCACAGGCCAATGCGACCTGCATATGTTCTTTTTGTGTACCGTTACCTGAACGCACTTGAATAAAATGGATCCAACTGCGTAATGTTCCATTCATATAGAGGCGTGATACTGTTAGACCTTCTGGTAATACAGCACGAGCCTGTTCTTTTGCAATACCATGT